TACTGATTAATTCGTGAAGTTCTTTAGGGGCCGGAGAAGCGCACCGTGTAAGCGGTGCCTCCGGCGCAGCATTAAACCTTACAGACAACCTTACCCCGAGGCAGACTCCAACAACCACACAGAAATAAGTAAGTCACGGTGTACCCCGGTGGGTTTGTTTGGTACTTACCGGGTAGCACCTTGTTTTATGACGGTGAACAAGGTTTAATAGGGGAGTCTGCCGAGACTCCCCCCCACATATATATGATTATCGGTGTTTTGGGGAGTTTGGTTCAGTTGTTTGGGGGTTGTGTTGGTTATGTCCTTGGTATCCTCCGAGTGTTGGGGCCACTCTCGCCTTGACCGAGCCTCTCTGTGCTGGTCGCTCTATGCCCCCCGTGTGGTGTGGGCCGTCGTGTCTGGACATAGAGTCTGAAGCCCCTCTGACGGGCGATCGGACCGGTGTTAGCGGCGAGTCGTTGGAGAGTGTATCATTTCGTTTCTGGGGGTTGACACGTTTTGGAGATTTTATGGCTGAAAAAAAGCAGATGATTGTGGATCGGGAGCGTTCTCAGATTGAGGCCGACGAGATCTTCCGGTTAATGCAGGGCAATGGTAATCAGTCCCGTATTAATGACGGGAAGCTTTCTCCTTCCTGATTTGTTATGACAATCGAAGATATAGCTGAACGCTCTGACGTTTGGCGAGACTCGATAGAACATATCCTTAAAAATGTTAAGGCTATTGTTGGGGCGCTTGTCGCTGCGTGTATTGGTGTTTGGGCGTTTTGGCCTGATAGTGAGCCACAACCTACTGCACCAATCACGGATGAGGCGTGTGTCGCATTACTGGAATCGTTGAACGATGAAAGTGTGCGAAACTGGTCAGAAGAACAGTGGGGCGTCTTCGAGGCGTCGCAGAGAGCGTTGGAGTGTAACTGATGGCTGAAGACATAGAGAACGATTTTAAACAAATCAAGGTCAGCCGCCTAACCCTCGGCCTCATAATGTCTGTAGCTGTCACTTCTGGCGTCATTGTGTGGAACGCAGCCCAAGTAGCAGGCCGAATAGGCGAACTTGAACAAACAGTCAACCGTGTCGAGCAAGATATGGGTGAACTACAAATCGAAACCGACCCCACCATCCTTATCAGACTCGACTCATTAGAGAAAAAAATCGATGAGCTTGCCGATATAGAGGGTTTTGACGAGATAGACGAACGTATCGAAACTCTTGAAGAGTGGATCGACGAACTCGACCGTGACAGCGGTGAAGAATTTAGGTGGGAAATAGACGACCTGCATCATCGGTCGTATGCGTTAGAAGAAGCAATCCGTTCTCGTCCTTGGGGTGACGACTTTTTAAGAGATTTCTTCGGTTGGTAAACAATGGTGGTATACGGGTGCTCGTGTGAAGAAGAAGAGTGCATCTGCCACTTCTACCATTACGACTGTTCCTGCGAGAATTGTCCAGATTGTGCCGAAGATTGCTTTTGTTTTGATTATGCAGAACCAGTGGATTTGGAGCCACTAACACTTATGGAAATTTTTGAGCAACACCCTGAATTGATGGGGGAACGTACCGACATGGACCCTTTTGACGATGACGAAATAATTGAATGTGACTTAGAAAATCCTGAGATCTGTGATTCTTGCCAATAAGGGGACAACATGCCATCCGGTAAAGCGACAACAATAGAGAAATGGGCGGACTATCAAGCACTCCGCCGCCAAGGAATATCCCTCTATGCAGCTTCAAAGCAAACAGGACTCTCCTACCACGCTTGCCGAGACGCAGAAAATGGGAAAGCCCCGAGAAACTACATCGCCGCCCAAGAAGCCCTCGGGAAAACAATCCAACCTGAAGTACCTAAATATGATGACCTTTGCCCCGAGGCGCAGGCTGCTTACGATAATATCGAAATCTTTGCCAAAAGGTATTTCGGCATTATTTTACAACCGTGGCAAATTGAAGCAACAGAACGCATCATGGGACTCATGGACACGGAGTACGAAGAGTACGTCGTAATTAATGCTCCTCCGGGTACCGGGAAATCCACATTCTTTGCTAAAGTATTGCCTGCATGGGCAACTGTGCGTAACCGAGCTATCCGTGGGATGATCGGTTCCTCAACACAACGACTAGCTGAATGGTATTGCCGCAGGTTGCGTGCCGAACTTGATCGAGCGCACCCTGTAAAAGCAGAGTTAAACGATGTTCGTCTTAACTTAGCGGTTGACGCTGAAGCTACGTTGCAAGAGGACTTCGGCATGTTTAAGCCAGACTCGACAGAGATCTGGCGTGCCGAGGCATTCACAGTATTACAGAAAGATGACACACCGCTTTCGCAAAAAGAACCTACGTGGTCTGCGTTCGGTATGGATTCAGGCTTCCTTGGAGGTCGTTTTGATTTAGTTATATGGGACGACGTATACGACCCACGGAAAATGCGATCAGCAGAATCTCGTGAAGATATGCGTCGTTGGTGGGATGAAGTAGCTGAAACTCGGCTTGAACCGGGTGGTTTACTTGTTTTACAAGGCCAAAGAATGTCGGCTGACGACATTTACCGGTATGCGTTAGATAAAGTAGCTCCTCCAGATGACTATGAGTTAGAAGAATTTGATCCAGAAGACGCACCAGATGAATGGCGAAAATATAACCATCTTAAATATCAAGCGCATTATGAAGAAGGTTGTGAAGGCGACCACAAACCTGACGCCGCACCTTGGCCCGAAGGGTGTTTACTTTACCCTCGCCGCCTCCCGTGGCGACGATTACGACATATCAAGTCGCAAACCCCAGACAGATTTGAAGTCCTCTATCAGCAATCAGATGTAAACCCTGCCAATGTTTTAGTAGATCCGCTATGGGTATCAGGTGGTCAAGGCAAAGATGGGGTGCATCATCCGGGTTGTTGGGATAACGACAGAGATCTTTGGGAGTTACCTAAAAATGTTTCAGGAGAAATGTTCGTGGTAGCTACCGCAGACCCTTCCCCAGCTAACTTTTGGGCTATCCAATGCTGGGCGTATAACCCTGAAACCGAGTTCCGGTACCTATTAGAATCTTATCGTAGGAAAATGGATGCTCCAGACTTCCTTGATTGGAGCCACGAACGGCAATCTTTCTCGGGAGTTGCAGAAGATTGGTGGCAAATCAGTAACGATATGGGCCATCCAATAACTCACTGGATCATCGAAGCTAATGCGGCCCAAAAATTTATTCTCCAATACGATCATTTCAGGCGTTGGGCAGCGCTTCGCAATGTTCAACTTATTCCGCATTACACGCATTCTAAAAATAAAGGTGATCCCAAGTATGGAGTGCAAATGCTCGCTCCGTTATGGCGTGTTGGCAGAGTGCGTTTGCCGGGTAAACGAGACACAGAAGCACGCCCACACTCGCTTCTTCTCATCAACGAAGTGACACGATGGAATGCCGAAGGAACGGGTTCTCGCACAGACGACTGTGTTATGGCAGAATGGTTCTTAGAGCATAACTTAGAAAAGATCTATGTTCCGACTATAATCAATAATCGTCAGTGGCGACCCACGTGGATTACTAATGCAGCCGAAGCGTCGGTGAGGTAAATGTGAAGACAGTCGATGAAATTGTCTCCTTATACACTTCACGTTCCAGAGCAAATGATGGAGCGAAAGCTCGGATGCGTAATCTCCGAGATTATTATAACGGAGATGTTATCGTTCCACTACCAGAATTAAATTCAGACGAAACATCAGCAGTTGCAAATCTCTTATCTCAGGGACTTGACCAAACCGCTATGCGGATTGCGTCAACTGCCCCAGATATTTATTGCCCACCTAACGATCCTTCTAAAAAAAGATCTCGTGATAACGCTTCAAAAAAGCGGCAAGCACTTTTTGGGTGGTGGGAAAACAGCCGGATGGATCTTCAGCTTGCAAAACGAGCGAGACACCTTATTGGCTATGCCACAACTTGCACACAGTTGCGATGGGATTACAAAACAGGCGCACCACAATGGCATGTGCGTGATCCTTTAACTACTTACCCTTCTAAAATGTTAGGTGTGGACGACATGCGTCCACGAGATATCATTTTTGCCTACGAACGGCCACTCGGGTGGATCAAGAATATGTATCCCGAAGCCGGAAGACAATTCTCTGATGGAGAAACCCTTAGCGACGATCACCCAATAGAACTTATTGAATTCGTTGATGCAGAGGAACAGGTTTTAATAGGTAGCCGTGCACCCGTAGCTTCTAGTTCATGGCCTACAGGGAACAACAAAAGCGAAAAAAGTGCTGTAACCATAGAACTTGAACGTGTTCCCAATCGATTGGGCGAAACCCCAGTTGTATGTGCAGAAAGAATAAATCTTGATACAGCGCAAGGCCAGTTCGATGGCATTCTTGGCATGTATCAAATGCAAGCACGATTGATGGCGTTAGAAGTTATCGCTGTGCAAAAAGGCGTTTTCCCTGACACATATCTTGTTGGGCGTGCTGGCGAAACACCCCAGATCGTGAACCCTGCTGATGGTCTTACCGGAGAAGTTGGTGTTGTAAGAGGTGGCGATTTGCGTGATATGCAGATGCAGCCCGGTTATATGACGAACCCAGCTATCGACAGACTCGAAAGAGCACAAAGACTAACGGCTGGCATCCCACAAGAGTTCGGTGGCGAATCGACTTCCAATATTCGTACAGGTAGACGAGGCGACGCTGTTCTTTCAGCAGTTGTCGATTTCACTGTCCAAGAAGCACAACGGGTAATGGCACGTTCCTTGCAAGAAGAAAATCGTTTAGCTGTAGATATGTCTAAACGGTATGCAGGTAATCGTGGACGCAGCTTTTATGTGAGCACAAAGAATGCTAAAGGCCGTGTCGATTATGTTCCAAACGATAATTTTGAATCGACTGATAATGTGGTTTCTTACTCGCATCCGGGTGCTGATATTAACAATCTTGTTATTGGTGGTGGGCAGCGTGTTGGCATGGGCACTATGTCAAAGCGTTCGTTCATGGCTATCGACCCGTTAGTAGATGACCCTGAGTTTGAACACGACACAGTAATCGGTGAACAGTTAGAACAAGCGTTACTAGCTTCTGTGCAACAACAAGCGTCACAAGGCGCAATACCTCCCGGCGATCTTGCCCGAATAATGGATTTGGTTACACATGACCAAATGGAACTTGCAGGTGCAGTAGAAAAAGTTCAGCGAGAAGCCCAAGAACGGCAAGCTGAACTAGTGGATGCTATGGCTCCTGAAGCGCAACCCGGATTAGCAATGCCGGGTATGGGGGCAGAAGCGACAGTTGCCGTTGAAGAAGCTGGGGCACCAGAACCAAATCTTGAAGAGTTACTTGGAGCTTTATAATGCCACGAACAGGAATGGGCCAAAAGGGACAATCTGTTCGTGCGGCCACCGGACAAGAATACGGTCAAGCAACACAGCAGGAACAAGCACAACAAATTGCTCCTTTACCTGATGAACTTGGCTCAACACCAATGCCGACTCGTGCTCCACGTCAAGAACCAGCAGGTTCCCGAGGAGATCCTTTCCGCCGATCTGAACGATCACTTGAAGATATAGGTGCTACTCCAGTAATTGACGATGCTTTACCAGATCTACCTCCGCAACGTGCACGACTAGTAGCCCCTGCGATGCATATGATGTATGCCATTGCTGATAACGCTTACTCCGATCCGGCTCTTCGCAAATTTGTGCGACGTATGGAAAACTTCATTCCATCTAAATATGAACCGTTGCCATGAGTTTCAGCGAACGCCTCGACAAAATAGTCGATGCTCCTTTTGATCTTGGGGCGCAGGCCGCCGACTTTGTTATAGACGCAGCAGTTCACACAGCAAAAAATATTAATCCGGTAGATGCTCTCATTGAGTCTTTCAAAGACAACATTATGGGAATGCAGTCCGAAACTGGGACCGGGGAAAAAAATGTTGCGAGTGCGTTACTTGGACCTGAAGGCGTAATCGGTGCGCCTATAGGTGCATTACCGGGTGTAGTTCGTGACCCGTTTAGCCAACTGATCTGGACTCCGTTCATGGAGTCGATGCAATTCACCTACAAAAACTTTATTGACCGTCCAATCGGGACTTTGGCAACAGTCGAAAGAATGATTTCATCGGAGATAAACGAAGGTGAAGACATTTTTGAAAGAGTTGGGAATCTTGGGGAACAACTAATTCCCGGTGTAGGTGACAGCAAACTCTATAACTGGAGTACATACCAACAAGCGTGGGATGTAACGCAAAGTAGAAGCGCAGGCCAAGCGCTAGCGTTATCTGCTTTCCATGTAGATATTATGGACCCGAAAGCTCTTGAAGAGTTCAAGGGAACTGACTGGTATTTCGCAACGTCTGGCATCATTGACTTTGCATTAAACATTGGACTTGACCCTCTCTATCTAGCTGCTCGTGCAGGACGTTGGGGTTACGCCATGCGGCGAGCCAAAGAAACGTATCGGCAAACTGGGCAATACGATCCAAGGATGGTGCAAACAAGTCTTGCCCCATTCCAGTTTCGTGATGTAAAACCGAACCGTAAAGGGCAGCCTCGTTTACGTGACGAAGCGTTCTGGGAAAACTGGAGTTACCGTCCCACATTCCTTGACGAAACAGTTGCACCTACCGTAGACGAAGTAATTAATAGTGCAGGGTTTGATAAGTTCCGTGCAGAGATCTGGAACATAGCCGAAGAGGTTCGAGCCGGGAGAAGAGGCCAAGGCGAGCTTGATCTCACTCACCCAGTTTCCTATCTGGATTTACCAAGACGAGAAGGGACATTGGATAATCCGCGAGTTACACCTGAAGATTTTGGGACACCCCTTAATACTGAGCGGCATGGTGTAGCTGGTGAACGAGGTGGCGTTGTTTATCATGGGTCGGCCAGTCGTGATTTGCATTCATGGATTGATCCCCAAACTGGTGAGCTTGTCATTAAAGCAAACCTTCCGAATCCTAACTCGACTGTACCATCGGTTTCTTTTAGTTTTGATCCTACTGTTTCTCTTGGTTATGCAAATGATCCGAGAATGTGGCGTGGTGAACATGCGACTAGTGGATACGGTCATGGGATCGTATTTGAAATTGATATAAGAGGCCTTGATCCATACATCGATGCGCGCACAGCCCCAATGCCTCACTCGAACATTGCGGAGATTCGTGTCAACTTCGATCCAAAGACCGGAGATGTTGTCCCCTTCGAGACTGCGGATGCTGTTAAGGCTGGTCTAGGCGCAGCCTCTGAAGTCAGAATTCCGAAAGACAAGTTCCGTGTCATAGACGCTGGAGCAGATCCGAATGTTCGACCTGTTCGTCCAGAAGGAGTTTGGGATGGTGAGTTTTGGGTTGATATAGACGAAGCTATTGAGAAAGGTCTATATGTCGAACCCGAGTGGGTGCCACCTAAACCAGCCACAAGATTTGAAGAGGAGTTTGGGAAAGCATTCATTGATGCAGGCAAACAAGGACGCCTCGGCAAAGGCTGGGATCGACCTGCTGAAGATATGTATAGGTGGGGACGGACTATCGCCAAAGTCATAGGTGACGGACCAGTCACCAATCAGAGTTGGTTGTCCTTCGACAATCTAATCAAAGTTTCTTTAGCTGGAACTGGTGGCTTTCCGGCATTAGAACGGCAAGCTGGTTTACTTGCTTCAGTCATGTTCCAAGTAGACAACCTTGGTGGTGGCCGTGCACTCGTAGATCAGATGCAAACCATGACCGACGAGATTCTTGAACTTGAAGCACGAAGTAGGAATACTGATGATTTACAAGAAGTTGATGCGATAGCTCGCCGTGTTAGAGAACTTGAAACAAAAAGAGCAGCGTTAGCTGACTCAAATCCTCAACTTGTAGACGACGTTATGGAAGTTGTCGCTGAGGCTTTAAGCCAAGGCGAAACCGGTGTCGCTAATCTTTTGGGGCAAATAGATACTCCATCGTTCCGCACTCCCGAAATTGGGACATCCGAGTTTAACCAAATGTGGAAAGACCTCGGGGATTTAAAGAATACACCGTGGAACGCAATTCTCTCCCTTAAAAACAATATCGTAGAAACACTTATTAAAGAAGTCCCCAACGGATTCGGCACGCCCACAGTCTTAGATAAATACGCTACTGACGTTGGTAACAGTGTTGTTAAAGCAGCAGCAAACGAAATTCTTGACACACATCAAGTACCCACTCTCCCAGATGCACAACTCCCCTATCTAGGCCCAAGCAACAGACTTGGCTATAAAGCCAAAACCTTCTTTGAGAAATCTGGGACTTACCGAAATGTTCAGGGTACGAACGCTGTCCAAATAGTTGTTGATAAAGTCGCCCAAAACATTATTGATCTACAACAACCCAGCGCTGCTTATATACAGGTTGAGCGAATGCTCCGAGATGTGCAACGCATTCCTGCGGCACTAGCAACAGAAGTCCCTTACGCCCAAAGAAACATTTTGGAAGCTGCTGGTCTTAACGCCGACGATGTACTCATAGACTTCCTCAACAAATCCAACGACCGTGATGCTCTCGCAGCACACTTTGATGATGTTATAAAAAGAATTAATGACACAATCATTGAACAGTTGGGGCCGATACTCGATGACGGTGTTGAAGTCACCTTAGGCGCAGATGACTTACGGCAAATTCTTAACGGTCAAATCATTGACGCAAAAGAAATTCTGGATAAAGCCGCTGACGAAACACAACGATCCTTTGGCAATGTGGACTTCACGGAAGTTATTTGGGAACAGAGCAGAGGCGAAATAATTAAGCGGCGTATCCCAATCAGCCCAAGCCAAATGCGTAAAGCCTCATTGGTGCCACGCTACGACCTTGTAGATCGTTACGTCAAAATGGTTGAGGGCGACATGAAAACCATTCCCACACCAGACGGCCCCAAACAAATCAACATAGCTCCCGAACGTGCCAAGGTACAAGCAGCACGACGAATGATAAGTACCGCTTGGAAACGAGGAGTTCTTTTAACTCCACGCTGGCAAATGGTTGTCAATGTTGACTCCATGTTGCGTAACTTCGCTCACCTCGGAGTAGCAGACTCTATGGCCGGTATGGGCATTAAACTTGATAGGCTTCGTGCCCGTTGGCTGGAGCGTGCCGGTACTGACGTTCAAGGAATTGTTCTCGGCAAAGTTGATGAAGCATTAGGCGAATATGCAGTAGGGCTTACCTTTGTAGAGAAAGTTCGGGAATACAACAAGCGTTATGACGAAGGAACAGTAGAAACAAACTACGAAGGTTTGATGGATGAAACCATCAGAGAAGGATACGCCGCAGGGAGACAAAAACGTCGCACAGTATTCATGTCTGGACTCGGCCTTTTCTTCGCTGGACCAGCAGGCGCAGCAGCATCAGCAGCAATGTATGGGCGACATGCACGCACAAGCCAAGTTCTTTTAGCTCGACGTAAAGTAGCTACAGGATACGGGGAAGCGTTACTTCTTGATGCCAAGCATATGGTTGATGAATTAGAGCAAGCCGAACGTGCGGTATTGGAAGGACTTGATGATAGATCGGTTCTGGAATTTGATTTACTGACCCCTGAAGAAGTCAACAAACTCGGTCAAGATATGACAATGGCTGAAGTTCTTGCCCAAGCAAAGAAAGACAGACGAGAAGCAGCGAAACTGTTAGCTGCTCGTTCCGAAGGAGTGACTAGCTACCAAAAAATGGTGGTCGAAAACTTTCGGAAAGAACAACCAGAGATTGCAGGCAAATTTGATGAAGCAGCCGAACTCTTAGGAGACATAGGGTACGGCCAGTCGATGCTCGGATCGAATGCTATGCCTAATCCGTGGGGCGATAACCCACAAGTTCGAGCAGTAAACGAACGTCTTAATAGTGCTAATCCTACGAAACGACAGATTTGGTCTGACACAAATGCAGAGATGCGGCGGACTGAAGCGTGGGAAGAATCATATCAATACGATATAACTAGCCGTTATGAAGCAAATGGTTTTGTACGGGCTTATGACGCATTCATACAAAATCATGCAAGCAGTCCGGGGATGCCGGGGCAGTCAGTTCAAAGAGATTTCTGGCGGCAACAATGGCTTGGGAAAACAAACGATGAAATCTATGAATGGCTGGGCACAGAAGGGCGGCCAGTCTTAGATAGTTTGCCTGATGAGTGGCGGAACCCAGAAGCACGAATGGAACTCATTCGCAGGACACGTTACGAAGCAAACAGTCTTGTCCCAGATTTACCCGAGTTTAGTGCAGTCCGAGAACGACTTGCTAAAGGTGAACTTGTTACATGGGACAGAGACATACAACCTGTACTTGATTCTTTGGGTCGTGAAGCAAAAGCGATCTTAGATGAAGTAATAGAAACAGGTGACATACGGAAGATCCCGACAGGACGAGTTGCAGACCAAGCTGTTTATTTTGCTGTCACAAGCAGATTAGACGGTTCAGTTTACTTAGATGGCAGTAGCGCAGTTTCTAATGCAGCGAAAGATGTGCGTGAACTTGAATTTATCGAGTTAATCCGAGGGATCGGAAAACAAGTAGATGCTGAAGATGTACGAAATATTAATTCGCTCGATTTCACTGAGAGACTTGCGCCCCTAATAGATTTCGGTAAAACAGTAAATGATTCTTCCTATTTGGATGGACTTAAAACTGGTACACAAATCAAACAAGCTAAAGAAATTATTCGCCATGTAACTGATACGTGGTTTGAAAATATGACAATGGTTGAAGACACTGTTTCACGTGGAACAATGTTTGAAGGAGCATATGAACGCCAAATGGCAATCGAGCTACAACGGTACCGGAATAATGATGGGTCATACCGGATACCAGAAGCTGGTAACGCCATAGAAGAAATGGCCCAACGCTCTCGGCGTTACGCTTTAGCTGAAACCAAAAAAATCTTGTATGAACTTGCTGACCGTACACGGTTTGAAGAAATAGTTACAGAACTTTTCCCGTTCCTCGGGGCATGGCAAGAAGTAGCCACACGGTGGATGGGCTTGGCAGGCCAGAACCCCGTGTTCGTCGCTCGTGCTCTACGAGCATGGAATCTGGTCACTGGTGAAGACGACGAAGGAAACCCTCGAATTGTTATGCCGATGCCCGGTTTCCTTGATTCCAATATCGGGGATATAAAAATATTTGGGAAACTTTCACAGTTAGCCAATCAAGATATTAACCTTAACCTTGAATCTGCTTCCATGATCGGTGCTCTTCCCGGTTTCGGTCCTCTTGTTTCGTTTGCTGTTTCTGAGTTGATTGTAGGAAATCCAGAGCTTGACGAATCACTTGGCTGGATGTTGCCTTATGGATTCGTAGAAGGCGAAGAAGTATACACACGATTTATTAACTCGCATTCTCCGTCTTGGATTCGTAACGGAGCTAAAGCAGTTGGCATGACTGATGCTGGTAAAGCAAAAACTGCTGCTCTTGTAACGCAAGACATGATTACCCAGTATGTCGAAGAAGGGCGAGAACTTCCTCAAAATGCGGTAGAACTACAAGCATTTGAAGATGAGGTAGAACGCCGAACCAAAGCAGTCTACGGCATATACATGCTGCGTTCTTTAGCTGTTCCAGTTTCTTTCCGTCAACAGTCTCCGTATTGGGGGATCATAAAAGAAATGTGGGATATATCGAAAGAACATGGCTCGGATGTTGCAACAGCGTGGCTTCTTGAAAACCATCCAGATATGTGGGCATTCACGGCACGTACCACAATGGCCCAAGGGGTTAGAGCCGGTACGTTAGAGGGACACGAAAAATACCAACAACATAAAGACTTCATGGAAAATAATCCTCAACTAGCTCCACTAGTTCGAGGCGAATTTGGTGCACTCGATGTCCAATTCAATTACAACCGTGCAGTTGCCGAAAAAGAAAAACGTGAAGGCCGTCGAGATTACATGGACCCGGCAGGCATTCTTACCGATGCGTCTGTCAGTATGGGTTGGAGAGAATGGCGTGTCTTCCGAAACTCAATGGACGATGAACTTCGCAATCGTGCAATGGGAGGAGGCTCATCTAGTCTTTTAGCTAACTCAAACTTTGATTTGTGGAAAGATCGTCGTAAATTTATTGAGGATCTCGGACGAGAAAATTCTTTCTGGTTAGAAGAGTTCAATACTTTCGGGCAACCACAAGTGCAAAAAGAAGTTCTTGCTGGTCTACGGGAGTTCATTTCTTTAGAAGAGTTTGCATACCGCCCTGAGATTCCACAGATCGCAATGTTTGTTGGCAAGCATGACCAACTTGCTGTAAAGATGGTGCAACGGGCTGAGGGTACCAACAACCGCAACTATTTGCGGATGAGTTATTCTGGTAACCAAGATATCCGTCAAGAATGGGATGTGTTCTTGCTGGAAGTATTAAGTTACCCCAGCTTCGGCCCAATCTATGACAGGTATTTTAGTAATATGCTTTCAATTTCTGTAGGTAATTTGCCTACCGGTTTAATGACCGAATACGAGGTAGCGGCGTAATGGCAGGCAACAGATGGATTCCTGATTTCTTAGAGGAAGGCGTGCTTTCCTTGTTCGATAAGATTGCTCAAATTTTACGAATGCAAGGCGAAGGTGCCATTAGCGATGCTGAAGCGAACGAAGCATTAGCTGAAGCTGTTAAGGATGAAGGCATTATGCAATGGCTTCAAGACGCTTGGAACTACGAGTTTGTTCCCGAAGGTCCAGACGATAAGTCTAAAAGTTTATTGCCTGATTTTATGAGTCCTTCAGCAATAGCTTTAGATGATGAAGAAGATACAGGTGAAGATAGCGAAGCCGTCACTCCGCTCGAAGTGGAAGAACTTACAGAAGCATACGATGAGCAAGGTATAGCCCCCCAAGACATTCCACGAGATTCTCAGGGGAACATAGTTCCTTTACCAGAACGTACAGGGAACGAACCTACTTCTCTTGAACGTATCCCTGATCCTGCTGGGTCTGGTCGTTCACTGGTTCCCGATACATATATTCAAGCACAAATCAACCCAGAAGAATGGGCTGCGTATATCCCTGTTGAGTTCGGTGAACCTGAAGGAGCGCTAGATAGAGGGACTTATAACTTAGCTCCTGTTACTGGACAAATGGGTGTCCAAGATCTTGAAGTGTTTGAAGCTCGCCCCATTTCACCGCAGATGCAATCTGTTATGGGTGAAGATTCCATGTCCCTTCGTTGGACAGATGATCCACAAGCAGGTATGTCTTTCACCCCTGCCCTTATCGAAGATGTTCCGTTTACATATACCAATGCCTATGAAATATATATGGCGCAAACGCCAGAGAACCAAAAACGTATTGCCGAAGGTTTAGCATTAGGTACGGGAAACACTTCGTTCATGTATTCCGCTATTGGTGACAAAATGTTCACTAACCCGGATGCTATCTACGCTGACGAAAATGTTCGTAGGGCTTTGATCCAGCAACAGGCTTATGCACAAAATATGGCAAATATCACTGAAGGCGGATTCGCTGGATTGGGTGATGAATACATCCCTGAAGTTTGGAATCCTGAACAGGTTCAAAATGTTTCAGATGAATTGTTTGAACTTGCTAAAAACGCTGGAGCGGTAGTGTCTATAGGTTCGTCTTATGGGAATGCTGTGGCTGGCAAAGTGATGGCTTCATTGACGGGTAAGAGTGGGGATGATCCAAGGTTCCGTGATCTGGTCGCAAAGTGGACTGATGAGATTCAGCGGGAAACGATGGGTCGCAAAAATATTACTCAAACAGAGTTGCAAACCATGTTCGGGGAACGCATCGAGGGCGAGTTTGCTGAAGATGTCGCTGCTAATAACAATTTGAGCAGGGCTAGTACTTTAGCGAAGGTTATGGGAGTAACGATCTAATGAGAGTATCTAGCGAAGAATTAGCCGAAGCTCTCGAAGATCGGGGCTGGAATCCTGACGATATTTATAATTTTGTCGCTATAGCAAGTTTAGAATCCGGCTTTAAATTAGACACTTTGGTATGGAACTCTTTAGACCATTCGGCTGGCATGTTCCAACTAAATCTTAGAAAAGAAGACGGTGGCGCTAAACGTGCTTTTGAGTTAGGGATTGTCGATACTGAACGTGTACCAACAAAATCTGAAGTCCGAGCATTTTTAAAAGGCTTAGACAAAGAAGAGTTATTTGAATTTAATTTAGATGTAGCCGAATATGTTTATAAAGAGGCAGGAAATAATTTTAGGCTTTGGTCTGTTCACCCAGACAATAAGTATTTTGAAAAAGATTCCGGCGATGAATACACAGCGGAATTAAAAAAGAAAAAGTGGCTAGAAGGGCGTGCAGTAGCTCGTAAAGCCTTAGGAGAAGTAGGTATTGAATCTCCATTAGCTAACTTAGATCAGTCTTATATCGATCAGAATATACCTGAAAATTTGCAGGACAAACGGGGTAGCGAAATAGAGTTTCGTTTAGAAGAAATGATGGACGAAGCTGAGACTCGTGAAGAAGCAGCGATCATTCGTAAAATGATTCTGAACGAACGAAATCGTGATCCGTGGAAAAGCGGAAAATTTGCTGGCGATCCTTTAGATGTCACTCGCCCAGATAGAGAGGTTTATCTTGGCCCTGATGACTATGAATTAGCTTCGGCTCAAACTCCCAACGATCCTCGTCCAGAAGAAGAAATAGTTACTGAAGACAATACCCAATGGGAAACAATGGATTTCCCTAACTCTGAACAAGATTTAGAACAAAGCATTGGAAGCAAAAAATCTAAGTTAGATATTTTGATGTGGGAGTACTTACGGGGAAATCCTTCAGCACTAGTCGAACATCCTATTACGGGTGAAATGGTTGATCTTGTTGACCTGATTGAAGAGAACCCTCTCGGTCTTGAAGATGGCACTCCAAAAATGGAGCAATGGATCAAAAGCATTTACTACCAAACAGACCACTATCAAGACAGTGAAGTTGGTAGAGCAGACAGAGAATACCAGTGGAACAGTGGAGGCGATAGTGAAGACGAATGGTCTACCCGTCGCCTTGACCTGATCTCTCTTCAGGTTGAAAATCTTGAAGAGATCCTTGGGCAAGCCAACATAAATCTTGACGACGCACAGATTTGGGAGTTAGCAAAACAATCCTATTTGCAAGGACTAAATCTTGCAGAAATAAAAGATTTCTTAGTTACAGCGACAACAGATACGGGAAGTCCTCTTTTCGATTTTGGTGCAGGGGCACCTGCTGGTGGAACTATTTCGGATTTCCGAAGCAGTATCAAAAACTTGTATCGCCAGTATTTGATGGACCCGGATGAAGAGTTGTTGAAACGACGTTCTGAACAACTGTTTACGGGTGAGACAACTGTTGATTTGGTTGAAGACGAAATGATTGAGCAGGCAGCTTTGCTGTTCCCTGCTTGGAAAGATCGTATCGAAGCTGGTAAAAGTCCACTTTCTATTGTGGGTGCTTATAACGGGATCTTTAGTTCTGTGATGGGGTATACCCCTCAATGGGATGGTCGCCACAAAGATATGGCTGTCCAACTTGGCGGTTTAACTGTAGAAGGCCAAGATCAAATGGAGATGTCTGGTGGGGATTTTGCTCGCTGGCTTCGACAAACAGATGAATACGATCAAAGTCCACGGGGGATTAATAATGCTTATGAGCTTGTGACTGGATTGGGCAGGCTCATGGGAGAGGTTGCGTAATGGTTGAGTATTATGATACGGATGCTGAAGGCAACCTAATAGACCGTAGACCAAGCTCGCAGGAAGAACGAGATGCTGCTAGATCAGCTATTGGTTGGACTCCAGAACGAGGTGTAGAAGCCGGACAAAGCTTTGTACCTAACCAGCGTCGATGGGTAGCAGGACAAGGTTGGGTTGACCCGCTTTCTTCTGAAGAAAATCCTGAGCTTGGCGCAGGTTATTGGACGGATCCAGCAACAGGAACAAATACTTATATTTCTGGAGATGTGATTGAGCCAATAGATCGGCTTCCGGGTGAAGAAGATCCGTATGATAAGTGGGAACGGTGGAAGCGTGACGAAAATATTAAAGGCGCTAAAGCAGTTATCCGCGGTTTCCTCGAAAGATTCGGGCTAGGCGGTTTAACAGACATAGCTATGGGTTGGGCAGAATCAGGCATGTCCCAAGAAGCAATGCTTGTAGAACTCCGCTATGGAACTGACCCAACTGTACGTCAGATTTATGATGGCAAGTTTCCTGCAATGAAATTGCGTGAAGCCGGAGGATTCCGGGCAATTAACGAAGCAGAGTACCTTGACCTTGAACGAGGCATTTTACAGATAGCCAATCGAGCAGGAATAGATAACGAGTTTCTTGGCATGGATGCGGAAACAGGTGTAACTGGTATCACAGCTTTGATTGGTGGAGATGTTTCTTTAGCTGAATGGCGTGACCGTGTAGCTCTTGGGGAAGAAGCAAAGAATAATGCTGATGACACGACTATAGAATTGTTGCAGTCACGTTACGGATTTGGTGATGGTGACATTGTTTCAGCAATGCTTGATCCAACAAAAACTAAAAATATTATAGATGCCCGGCGTCAATATGGTGCTGCTGGTTTAGCTTCCCAATCTCAAAAAGCACTTGGTCCACAAAACACATTCAGTAAAGATCTTTCCGATGAGTTGCAGCGTTTACAAGTCCAAGGTCGCGAAATAGCTGCACGAGTATCTCCGTTGCAAGGATTAACAGCTAACTTGCTTAACGAAACAGGTTTAACTGCTGACCAAATAGGTGAAGGCGCATTCGGTATTGGCACTGGGCCTTCCACAGTAGGGCGGAAACAGCAACGTCGAGGCGCAGCATTCGCAGGAGACACAGGGTTATTGACAACTCCAATGGGTGTGACTGGATATGGCACAGCAACTTAGCTATAGTAGTTATGTTGTCTGGCCCCTCCGGGGCGAGCTATTCAATACCCCCCCCCGTCTGAAGTACCACCGCTGAAGATGCGTAACGATAGGTGAGTGACATATGACAGATTCCGACTCCACTAGTTACAGTGATGGCGGTGCTGCCAGTACATCTGAATCGAAACCCAACTGGCGTCGTGATTTAGAAAATAGATTAAAAGATGCAGAGGAAAGAGCTTCTTCTGCTGAAGATCGACTTTCTAGTTATGAACGCAGGGATACGTTCCAGTCAGCAGGACTTGATCTTTCTGATGCTCGTGTCAAGTATTTCGTGAAAGGCTATGAAGGCGAACTCGATGCTGAAGCTATCCGACAGGAAGCTATGGCTGCCGGTTTCTTAGGCGATAATGCGCCACCTGTTCAAGCCGAAGCGATGATGCAAGATGCTATGCAAGCGGAACAACGTATCCAAGCAGTCGGAGAAGGCGGAGATCCAGTGTCACAAGCTGATCTTGAAGCCCGGATTAAAGCAACAACAAATCAAGATGAATTGCGTGCTTTGATGGAGGGTGAAGGTATCTTGTGGGGAGCAACAGCCTAAATCTTTAAGCTAACGGAGTCCTAACAATTAGGATTTCAAGTGGCATATACAACCACAGCAACACTTGACGATCAGGTAAAAACGGCGTTCGATCAGGTTGCGTACTTTGCTTTACGTTCGCAGCCTCTTTTTGAAATGGTCGCTGATGTCAGGTCCACAGCCCAGAGCCATAACGGTTCGGGTGTACAATTCACGTTCTACGCTGATATGGCGCAGGCAACAGGCGCTCTTACTGAGGGTACTGATGTAACTGCCGTAGCGTTGACTGACAGCGCAACAACTGTAACTCTTGCAGAGTATGGTAACGCTGTTATCACCACCGCTAAGGTGCGTGGAACCTCATTCCTCAATGTTGACGCTGATGCGGCCAACATTGTTGGTTACAACATGGCTGATTCGATGGATAAAATCGTTTCAGATGTCGCTAACGGCGGTACTAACGTAACTCACGTTGGTCAAACCAGTCGTGGCGCAATTACCGCAGGTGACGTTTACACTGCTGCCGAAGGCCGTAAAGCCGTCGCCCAGCTTCGTACTCGTAACGCTCCCGGTTGGGATAACGGAAACTACATGGCGATCATTCACCCTGACGTTTCCTACGACCTTCGTGGAGATACAGCGGTAACTGACGTTATCCAGTACCAGCTATACCAAGAAGGCGCTCCGATCCGTGCAGGTTCGATTGGCACTTTCAATGGCATCGAATACATTGAAAACCCCCGTGCAGGTCTAATCGCCGACGGTGGTGCTGGTACAGTCGATGTTTACCAAACACTTATCTGTGGGCGACAAGGTGTTGCTAAGGCATTCTCTCGTGCCCCCGGATTTGGTTCTGATCCAAGCATTGTTGTCGGTCCTATAACTGACACCTTGCGTCGGTTCAATCCTATTGGTTGGTACCACCTTGTTGGTTATGGCCGCTTCCGTGAGGAATGCCTACAACGTGTGGAATCATCCTCCAGCATTGGTGCTAACTAATAGTTAGCCCCTAGAGATCGCAGAGGGGTCGGGTTTTCCCCCTTTCCCCGGCTCCTCTGCACTCCTCTGCTATCATTTAAATCATGCCTATCGTTAATGGAAAGAAGTATCCTTACACCGCTAAAGGTAAAAAGGCTGCTGCTGCCGCAAGGAAGAAAAAGAATGCAAAAACCAAACGGTGATGTAACGATCAGGCCAAAGCCGATCCAAGGAACGAGTAACACAAATGGCTAGTGGTCTTTACGTTGAGACTTTCGAAGCGGCGTTGAAGAACGACCTCGCACTTGATATGGACAATGACACGTTCAAGTGCATGTTGGTCACAGCTTCATATACCCCGAACTTTGAGACTCACACAAACAAAACAGATGTAACAAATGAATTACCGGCTACTGGTAACTACACCGCTGGTGGCGAAGCCCTTACAAGTGTTGCGATGAGTAGCAGTTCCGATGGGACAGGCACAATTAAATGGGATGCAGCCGACGTATCGTGGGCAAACTCCACGTTGTCGAATGTGCGAGCCGGAGTTATCTACGATGACACGGTAACAAACGACCGTCTGATTGCTTACATAGATTTCGGGGGAGATTTCAGTACAACGTCAGGTACATTCCAGATTCAGTGGAATGCGTCTGGTATTTTCACCCTTGATTTGGTTCCATAGGAGCAATAATGCCAACGTCAAACTATCCAACCTCTCTTGATACAACCTCAACGCAGGTAACTCCGGGTTCAACTACTGACTTGGATGCCGCAGGTTACGAGCACGATCAGGTGCATGGCGCTGCTTCTACTGCTTTGATTGCTGTAGAAACTAAACTAGGTATTAGTGCTTCGCCTGCTGCTTCGGCATCAACGAATGCTGTGCTCACACACACTGGTACTGGCACGACAGCGTGGTCGAACACGTTGACAAGCCCAACGATTGCTGGTGCAACTCTTTCCGGCGCTGTTGTTGGTGCGGACCAGATCATGTCAGCGGTTACGCATAAGGATTATGCGGAAACATGCGCTGAGAACGCCACTGTTACAGGCACAGTCGGTATCGATTTGAATAACGGCAATGTTCATTCAATCATATTGACTGGTAATGCGACCTTAACCTTTGATAACCCGGTAGCGACCGGTGATTCAAGCTCGTTTACTTTGATAGTTAAACAAGACGGTACTGGTTCACGTACAGTTACGTGGCCGGGTTCAGTGGCTTGGGCTGCTGCGACTGCTCCGACTTTGACGACTACTGCTAACAAGTTCGATGTTCTAGCGTTTACTACTGTTGATGGCGGTACTCGCTGGTTTGGATTTGTGGCGGGTCAGGATTTCGCGTAATGCCATTTGGGGCCGGTAAGGTAGCTTTACTTGGTGCCGCCGGTTCAGGTGGCGGCGGTAGTTCCATTGAACCTATCCAAACGTCAACGTCCACAGCGGCTTCATTGACGTTTACGAGTATTCCTCAAACGTATAAGCATCTTTGGTTGGTATGGACACTCCCGGGCAATAGCTCGAACTGGGGTAACGCCTACACCTATGCGGAAAATGATCCTGTGCCGAATTATTCAGCTTCCCATATTTTTTATGACCATGATTATTCCCTAGCGATTTATCAGACAGATGAACAACCTGCTGGCTATGGTTTGAAGATGGCTTATGGAGATGACTCGGTAAGCACCAGTAGTGTCCAATATCACGAATTTTTGTGGCCCTATTATTCGGATGCGGCAGGAAGCGGAACCACGAGCCGTTGGTTGGGGGCTTCGGGTAGTGGGTATACGGGCAACCCGAATACGGCGTTTTACAGTTATTTAACAGCGCTCAATGAATACGGGGGTTCAACCGCAACTTTGCCGATAACTGAGTTGACTGTCAAATTTGGTGACGGTACTGCTTTACCAAGCGGTACGACTAGAACATTGTATGGGATTAACTAGTTATGGCGTTAGAGTTTATTGCCGAGGTCGATGCCAATAGCACCGACACAGAGAACCTAGTTTTTACTGGTATTCCCCAGACTTACGATTCACTTCGGATAGTAGGTATAGGGAATACTGATTATTCTCTTAGCCAAGGAATGAACGGTGTTTTCTCGTTGCAGTTCAATGAACAGACTTCTGATTCTAAACATGCTTACATGAGAGTGGCGTCTGATTACAACGGAGTCCTTACGAACAACGAGGGGACATACAACGCCAATTATGCTGAGTGTGGCTCGATGTCAGGTAACGCACCTGATGGTGGTTATTGGCCTGCTACTTACATCATTGATATTTACAGTTATAAAGGCGAAGCCTCAAATCACGATGTCCAGTATTTTTCTCGGAGCGTGTTAGCTACAAACGACAATAATTACAGTCATGCGGCTTACTATGCTGGGACTTACAATAATGGCACTACAGCAATTACAAGTTTGCAGTTGAAGTCGGCGTTTGGTAACTGGATTCGGTTCAGTAAATTTAGTTTGTATGGGAGAGACTGATGGCAGCAACCCATGAACTAATTGAAACTCTTACAGCTACAGGCGGAAGCTCAACAAGCTTAGAGTTCACTTCTATCCCACAAACTTATAGTGATCTCGAAATTGTGTGGAACTTCAAATACAATTCCTTTAGTTCGAGTCATGCTAGCTATCACAACACTTTTTGGCGGATAAACGGAGTCAGCACAAACACGGTTTATCCTTTTCAGTACCAAGGTATGCACTATGGGTCTGGTACAGCACGCTGGTATTACAATACTTCTACCTTTTTTGAATTACTTTCGGGTATAGCGGCGGACAATACTTACAGCACAGCTTGTGGTCGCATGATGTTTTATGACTACACAAATTCGTCAACAACTGGTAAATCAATCCAGAGCTTTCATAGCAATATGTCGTACAACGCAGACCAGTACGACAGGTCGATGTTGGCGCAGTCAAGTAATCTGAATTATGCATCGTCAGTTACGTCAATAAAAGTTTACCCATACAACAACAACTATTTCGATGGCGAATCATACATGAAGTTGTATGGAATAAATAGATCGGCTTAGGAGCAATTATGAGTACACCGCAAGTAGCGACAGTTGATTGTGCCACTGGCATACAAACTGTTCGCGATATGACACCAGTCGAGATTGTAGAATCAGAAGCAATCAACAAAGAAATAGCAGAGCGTCAAAGCGCAGAGCAAGCTGCGGCTGAGAAAACTGCTGCGGATAAAGAGTCGGGTAATCAGAAACTTAAAGATCTTGGTTTAACCGACGACGAAATCGCTGCGCTCACTAGCTAAGGATTGTTATGCCGTTAGGAGCTTTCAAAGTAGCATTGTTTGGTTCAGGTTCTGGGGCGTCTGACACATTTATTGCTGAGATACGTTCAGATACTTCAGACTCTGGCTCTGCCTTGCAGCGTAATATGAGTGGTATAGCAGTTGATAGCGACGAAAATGTTTATATAGCTGGATATGGAAGTAAAGCAGCAGGCGGCTACCAAGCTTGGTTTATTAAAACTGATGCGTTGTTCTCTGATTTTACAATCAACAGAGTTTCTGACGCTAATGCCACGGAACAAGGCAACTGGTATTACCAAGACTTGTTTAATACCAGAACAGCAGGAAGTTCAACTGACCAAATTTGGTGGGGCGGACAAGTAAATAATGTAAGCCCTGAATTTCCTCGATGGTGTGCCACGATGAAATCAGATTTGAGTGAAGAAACCGATACCTTCGGTGGCTTCATGTGGTATCTAAATTCGTGGCCTTGGAATAACAGCGGTAACTACAATAACGACCCAAGAGGTATTCTTGCTTCTAGTGACTCCAACATACTTGTAGGCAATTCTCGTCTCTATGAGACTCAACAAAGTTACCAAAACGCTGTTTTCAATACTGTGTTCACCAAAAGCAGTAGCGAATACGCAATTGCTTATGCTAAGAGTTACACCCCCGGATGGGCGCAAAACGCTTACACGGCTGGAAACTGGTTGAGAGCTACTGGCAGCAGCAGTTCTATTTGGGAGGACCACGATTTTTATTTTGGGACAAGCAATGTCAGCTATCAAAATGGTGGTGCCCAACTTTTTAGACGTTATGGGGGCGGTCACGGTTCAGAAGATTCTCATTGTTATTACCCAAACACAGGGACTATTAACACAGGATCATTCCAATTAACTGGTAAAGGAAACTACCTTTACTTGGTATGTATGAACAACGGTGACTCTTCAACGCATTTATGTAAAATTAATGAGTTTGGTACATCTAGCGGCGATATTGTTTGGTCACGAGAAACATATAGAACTGGTCAAAATGGGCAACAAGGGTATCAAACCACACCTGTAATTGATTCAAACGAAAATATTTGGCAGACCCATACCTACCAATACGCTGAAGGTTCTGTCAACCGAATGGGAACTATTATTTATAGGTACAACAGTAGCGGTACGATTGATCGTTGTTACGATTTACGACAAGCAACAGACATAACTGATGCCTACAACTACCAGTTCCCTCGACAACTAGCGTTGAGCTATAGCGAAGATATATTATATCTGGCGTTTGGTGGTTATGCAGATGGCACAACAAACACTGGCGCTTATGTATTGGCAGTTAAAACAGATGGTTCGACAACAGGCACAGCAACTCTTGGTACTGGGTCTGGTCCTGCTGTAGACGATACGACGTGGGTTTTAACTTCAGACACTTCGTATGCTACAAGCGCAACTTCGGATTGGGTTAAAACTAGTACAAGCGGTGTTTCTTGGGGGAGTATTCAACCGAATCAATTCCAAAGCATAACTGCAACGACAACAGCAAAAACAGGTGCTATCACATTGGGTGCTTTCTAATGTTGAATATCGTTTACATGGATATAGAAGGGAATTATCCCCGACATTCAGGAGATATCCAAGCTGTTCATCCAGATTGGAATGTGGGAGATCCTCTGCCAGATCGCTGGCGTGCTGTCGAAGTTGACGATTCCCCTGAAACCGTTGTTACTTATCCTGAAGATGCGTCTGACGAAAACCCTAAACCTCCATTGACTTATCAAAAGTTGGTTCGGGAAGCTCCTGTCTTTAACGCCACATCAGGTGTATGGACGCAGGGCTGGAGTGTAGAAACGCTCGATTGGGAAGCCCCAGATGAAACTGGTTGATGCCCCCGGCAAAGTAAACACCGGGCGGCCACTCAAACCATTCGGCATAGTCGTCCACCACACCGCCTCAAACCGCAACGCAGATCCCGACAACGTGATCGCAATGTGTGTACGAGGAGTCAACAAAGTACCCGGACCTCTATACAACTACATCATCAAACGTAATGGCACCATTGTCAAGTTGACTGCTGAGAACGTGAAAGCTAACCACGCTGGCCGAGGCTTACAAGCTGTGTTGACACGGATGCAGCAGAACAATCCGGTAGTAGGGGACGCTACAAGTCCCGGTAAGATCAGCGCTAACTCTCGTTTAATAGGTGTTTCTCTTATTAATGACGGGTTGGGAGAAGATATACCCGAGGCTCAGATGGACGCACTCGTAGAGTTGTGCGCCTTTCTGTGCGACGGGCATAAATGGAACCCTGACTGTGCTGTGATAGGCCACAAAGAATGGACTTCACGTAAGGTTGATCCCTCGTTCTCAATGAGTGAGCTTCGAGGAATGATTCAACGACGCATGGTCACAAGCATTCCTGTAATGACTTTACCTAAAGAACCAGAGGATGGGCTTGTCCAGTTCCCCGGAACACTACGCAAAGGCTCTCGAAGCCAAGCAGTTGTCCATGTTCAACGAGTAGTAGGAGCTTTAGCCGACGGAATATACGGGCGTGGTACACTCGCCAAGGTAAAACAATGGCAGCGAGCCAAAGGGCTTGTTGCAGATGGCGTAGTTGGTCCAAAGACTTGGGCGGCTATGCAGATACGGAGACAAGAAGTTGTTCAACCAGCGTTTTATTAAAGATTCATTAGAGCGTGCTATCTCTACCTTCGCTCAGGCGTGGGTAGCTGCGATGGCAGTGCCCGGACCAGATTGGTCTGACTCATTGAAGGTCGCCGGTGTTGCGGCCCTTGTATCTATTG